CTTCATACGCTGAATCGGAATAACAAACCACCCTGACAATTCCACTGGAGGCAATTTGTTTGGCGCACCCGTAACAGGGTGGTCCGTTTACAATCAGGGTGCCACCAATCCTTTGACTGGGGTCAGACCACAACAGCGCATTTGCTTCGGCATGTTGAGCGATGCAGTTGTCGTAAACCGCGCCATTGGCCGATCCCTCCGTATAGCGTGGACAATGACCGTCGACACAATGACCAATTCCCGGCGGGGAGCCGTTATAACCCACTCCAGCGACACGGCCATTGGGCATTAGAACAACAGCGAAATACTGACGTTTAGCGCAAGTGGAAAACCTGCCGGCCAGATCAACGCACGACTCAAGCCAGTTCTTCTCGCGCCTTGATATTGTCACGGCCCAACCTGAACACGCACATTTGCATTCAGTGTCCGCATGGCATCAATTGACGTTCTAAGTGACAACAACTTTTCCCGCTTCGATTTCACAAGCGCTTCAGCAATCTTGAAATCGTATTGCTCATCCGCCATCTTGTAATCAGCCCAAGACTCACGTTCCTTAATTGAGCCCTTAGCGCTGAGATATTCTTTAGCCCAATTTGATTTATATAAGGCTTCTTTCTTCGCCGAATCTTCCGCTAATACTTCGAAGGCCTCCGTCTCATCTTCGAGATCAGCGATCAAACGAAGCAACTCGTCTTCGATTTCAACCTGACTAATAGGGCTGTTTCTACGGTTCATTTCTCCACTCTATTTTTTCTAATGCGGCCAAATGTGATTCTGGCCAACTGTAAGATGACTCACCTAAATGCGCTAAAACCATCTGACGCAAAATCCATGCGTCACACATATCGTCAGATCCAGAACCAGACCACACGATTCCGGTTCTCGCAGAAATTGAACTTACAACTTCGGTTTTCGAAGCATTCCCTTTTCCGGTGGCGAACTTCGCTCGTGAAGTGGGTGGTATTTCCACGTAAGGAATACCATGCTCATAAAAATCGACACGCAAAACTCCACCAAGTTCACCCAAAGCATGAGCGTGAGAATTTCTTGAAGAAAAGGAATATCCCTCGATCGCTATCAGATCTATCGAGTGCGCCCGCACAAGAGCGTTGACAAAATTACGTATCTGAATTAGACGTTCAGGACCTTTTGTCTTCGGCTGAAAAACCATCGTTTCATCGTCAGACATGCAAACACCAGTCGATGTCAGCGATGGATCAACACCAAGGACGTTCATTTCTCCCAGCCGTGTTTCGCTAAACCCAACTCGAATGCCAACTGCGGATAATTGCCAATTCGAACATGACATTCTCGACAGACTGCAATGCAGTTGGACTCATCAAGAATCGAACCGCCCTGACTTCTGCGAACAAGTTCGTGAATGTCTACACTCCCCCTACGAGTGTAAGCAATGACTCCATCGTGCCTCGCAAAAACCGGACACGCTTGACAGTATCTGTGATCGTCCAACATTTTTGCGACAAGTTTGCGTCGCTCAACATATTCTGCTTCACGTTTCTTGCTACGCACTTTCAATGGCGAACCACGCTTCAGACCACCAGACCTCTTCAAAGGGGTCCGCTTCATCGGTTTGCCACGCTTCACAACAACGCAGCATCCACGTTGTCGAACTCCCAGCGATTATCGAGGGTAGCCCACAGTGCTTTGTCGACCTCAGTTTCTTCCATGTTGTACTCCTGCAACATGGTCCGATGCATCTTGATAGCGCGACGATAAAAATCTGCGGTTTCCCAAGGGCTTTCCTCGATGACCTGACCGTTTTCAATCATCGCATTAACTTGGTTCAAGCGTCTTTGAACAAAGAACCTAAATCGCTCAACCTTGTTTCGCTTAGATTTGTATGCCGACTCAGCGGTCTTCAATAATTTTGCACCATCACGGCCAAGCGCTTTGTACCTAGATGCATCGGCTTCAGAGTCAGCATCAATATCGTCAATCTGCCCGTTCAAGTTTTCAACAAGTACCTGAAGGGCCCGTCTCCACTTGTCCCAGTTTTCTTGCTTCATTAATGTCTGTCTTTGATCTGGCGACAGTTTATTTTTGACTTCTTCAGCCACCATTTGTGCAAAAATTTCGTCCGGAATCACCACTACCTCCAAGCAGGGCAAATTGTTTTGTAGGCGCACCAATCGCAAAGCCGTGAGGTGCGAGTTTCGAATTGATGTGTCTCACACGCCTCATCAATAAGACGCTTCGTGATAGTTACATACTCAATTGTATCGCTTCTATCCTGATCAGTGAATGGAACTTTATATTTAGTCCCATCCTTCAAATACAACAGTTCGAGTTGATCAGGTTCACATACTCCGAGTTCACCAATCAGCGTCCCATAAATCCGCAGTTGCAAAAATTTGTCATCGACCCATCGCTTTGCAGGAGTTTTTCCGGTTTTGTAATCGGAAATAACATTTGTGTCACCGATGGTTAAACGGTCGATGAAACCCTTCAATGTCACACCATTAATCTGGCCATTCAACTCGTACTCAATGTGGGTTGCGTCAACTTGCTTAGGGTTCTCGACATTGAAGATGTTCTCCAGACACCACCACGAGTTCCAGCGGAACATTCTGATGACATCTGGATCAGTACCAATCCAAGGCGTTACGCGTTCGAGCCATTCACTGTTCTCCCACGTGCTCGCAGCAAGTGACTTTAGGTTCGCTAAATTCCTATCGTCGGATGGGAGCACGTAGAAGTATTCCAATGTTTCATGCACAAAGTTACCCATCAGCGTCGCCTGCGTTGGCTCGTCTGGGATCATGTCGATTTTTGAGAACCGAAACTTCTGCGGACACTGATTGAACGTGCCCATTGATGATGGCGATAAATGCGGTGGGGGGACTAGAACATCACTACTCGCCATTAGGCTCAACCCATTCCCCGCCCATCATAATGCGAACGCACTCACCGATTAGAAACTCCAGATCGACAGCCGACGCGGTTTCCAAAGTGGGCTTAGGGGCGCCGTCGGCATACTCCGACCATACCTGTCCAAGTTCAGCCTTCTGATCGGCATTCAATTCCTTAGTGTGGCTAATGAAAGAAGTCCACAGTGCGATGATTTCTTCACTAACGACAGGCTTGGAAGCCTCCTCGTCAATGGCCAAAGCCTCGTCGGTTCGTGCGAGGTAGAGGCCGATACCGAACTGTTGAGCGGCCTTCTTGAGAGCGTCCGAAACGGCGCCCTTGAACTCGTCACCAAGATCAACAATGTCTCCGTTCTTGGTGCGCTTAATCTTCTGACCGCCAATGCCATCCTTCCAGACCAACGTGCCGTCAATGGTGGTTTCGATGCGAACATGGGCGACAATGAAGTCAGGATCAAGTTGGTCTCGGGCGCACGAGATGATCTGGCTACTCCACTTTTCTACACCAAACACCTTGTTCATTCGAGTGATGACTTCACTGACGGGAATGTAAGTCAGGTTCGCACCACCCTTTTTAAGGGTCCGTTCAACCTCTCGGGGAAACGGTTCGTACAGGTCATTCAATTCCATTACTTCGCCTTTCCAATATTGCCCTTGCGGACAATGACGCTGGTTTTTGCTTCTGACTCGCAGTAGTTGTCAGGGTTGATTCCAATTTCATTCAACTTTGATGCACGCCAATACGAAGGCTGAACAAAGTCCAACATACGCATGGCGACATCCTCCGAAGACATGACAACCTCGCCGGTATCCATGTCAATCGATGATTGAACGATTCTACGCACGACGTCGTTTGCAATGTCCTTGTGACGCCACTTCGTGCGAGACGATGACATCTTGCGTTCGATTTCAGCACCGTCACGCAACTTGATGAATTCATTGTTTCGCATCAGGACGCCCATTCGTGCTTCGACAGAAGAATAGACGTACGAGAGATCCGTCTTGAGAAGATTCAGTTCGAGCATCAAATTTGCGGCATCTTCCACATTGACCTCATCGGACAAATATTCCGCGAGTGCATCATCGAGATCCGCGATTTGACGCCGAAGATCAGCAATCAAGTTAGTAATCATTGTTCCCCTTTAATAAGTGTGGGTGGTTGTTGTTATACGACGATAGCAACTCTTTTTCGCTGTGGCAACCCCAAACCTGTTAAATGTGTGAACGCCCCCACAGCAGAGTCGACTTGGTCATCATGTGGCGCGGCCTCCGGGAACGCCGATAACTCATCAAGCCATTCTGTTAACCATGGGGCGCGTACACATCTGACGTTGCCGTTGGCAACAGCAGCAGCAAATGGCCGTGCGCGCGTAACCTTGTCTCCAGTCGAACGGATTCCAGCAAAATCATAGCCAGACAGCACATATCGAGCATACTGATCGACAAGGGCCTTCCCTGATGAACCCGGCTCTTGCTCCATGCGAATCGCAACATGCCTTCCGTCTTCGTACGCCGTTTGAGCGATCAGTTGTTCAACCTTCTCGCCCTTGACCCTTGCTTTCTTTACATCAAGGATGTATGCGATGCCCTGATCGAACAGCATCAACGTACCCACAGTCCAGTCAGGGTCCGGGTTGGACTGTGATGGTTCGGTGGCAGCCAAGTCCCAGAATCGAACAGCCCGGGCAGCAGATGAAATCTCAGGAACCTCATGCTGATCGAGAAGAACAACATTTTCACGTTCAAAAAGACTGCCAAGCGTAGTTGACCACCAATCACCTTCTTCGAGCCGGCGTCGCTCAACAGGGTCAAGCGCTTGAAGGGTCTGTCTGTAGGAAGCAGCGTCGATACCCGGGTTGTCCGTCAACTTCGACGGAACGAAAATCCGGTTGTGTTCGAGACCTTCAACAATGAATCGTTGCCGCACCCAGTTGGGCGCCGGGTTGGAAGCAGCCCTCATCCGTAGTGGCACCTTGGACAGGGGGCCGTTTGCTGGACGACGCAAACGCGAGAACATGTAGCGGTAGTCCGATTCGCGAATCTCGGTGACCTCGTCCATTCCGATAAATTGAAATTCAGCACCCTTATAACGCAAATAGTCCTGCTGATTGTTCAAATACCCGAAAGATATGCGTGCGCCAGACGGGAAAACTGCCGTGTAGTTATTGGCGTTCCACCGAACGTCATCTTCGGCAGCAATCCAAGATTGGAAACGGTCCATGATTGCTCCGGGCAAAGCAAGGTCAGCGTAGGTGCGCCTAAACAGGATTGCGCTATACCCGGGCACATCGACATATTGAAGTGCCGACATCAAAAGGGCCGAACTTTTACCGCCACCGGCCGCTCCGCCAAACAGGGCCTCGAGAGCGTACGTACGCAAAAAGACCTTTTGCGTCAACGATGCGGACTCTGGACAGTACAGCGCTTCCTTCGGCTGCAAATAATCTAAAACCTTTTGCCAATCTTCCACTGAGAGACCTTTCGCGCTATTACCAGAATAGACGACAACGTTGCGCTATGTTGTGAGTATGGCCGAGCAGATAAAAACGAAGTGGCGACGCATGCGTGAAAAAGTCAACCGCGTTAATGTTGCCAACCTTCTGATGCTATTATTTATAGTGTTTACCAGTATTGGTGTCGCTCTTGTCGCCCCTTCGGCGGGATGGGGTTTCATTGCTGCTGGTGTAACAAGCGGCATATTCGGCTATCTGCTGGGACTTGAATAAGCATGGCATGGAACTCCTTTGAAAAGAAGTCACTCAACAACATTGAGTCGAAAGCCGCACGGGTGTCGGTCGGTGCGCCCATTGCCAACAACCCCAGTTACGCCGGAAAAGGTTACCGAGACCCTTGGGAC